GTGATTAATTCATCTTCTGTAGTCCCAAGATTTCTTGTTGCGCGCTGCAGACGAGCATACATTTGAACATTGCTGTCAAATGCAGTCATAGTTTGCTGGGATACATCGAAAAGTCTTTGGCGGACTCTTGTCAATGCTTCTTGACTTTCAGTTACTGTGCGTAACTGATTAGTCATCCTTGTATAAGCATCGATTTCTTGGTTTATCTGACGACCAACATTAATAGCCAAATAGGCTAGAGCGGCTACACCTAATGCTTTCCAAGCATTACTCACTCTGCCAAGTGCGCCATGTGCTCTTTGTGATCTGTGACTTGTATCTTCTAATTCATCATTAACGCGATCAACAGAATGCCTAGCCCTATCAGCATGTTGATCAAGTTGACGAAGACCGCGTTCTGCGCCAGAAGTATCGGCGCCGATCTGGATATCAAATCTTAGGGCCATCTACACTTTCCCCGCTCTTCTTCGCCGCGGTCTTCATCATTCTTTCAATATAAACCGTATCCATCTGTGCGATGGATTGTAAAAAATAATCTTTTTCTTTTGGTGTTAAATCATGATAATCAGCATAAGCCTTAATCTCGCTTATGCTGATAAATCCAACCCAACTTTCGCCTCTTGATCTGTAATTAGACAAGAGTAAGAATGCATCAATTATCCATGAAAATTCCTCATCTATTAGAGGTTCCATTTCTAATGTAGCTGTAAGACGTTGCTTGGCTCGACTGCGCTCAATTAAGATGTCCAATCGATCACCTACCTTGAGCCGCCATTCGAGCCAGCTAGCTAGTTTTTTGCTACTTCCTCCACATCCTCTTTGCGATAGGCTGCTTCATCAGCCGCCATTGTAAGGACATCGATGCGGAACCAGCTTTGTTCTTTAACCAGCTTGTATGCAACTTCCCGAGAAAAGGGAAGTTCTTGACCATGGTTTTCGAAGCCGGACCAATCGAGCAAGAGACCTTCCGAAATCATCCGGGCTTCAAGCTCTTCCTTCCGTTCCTTGGGAAGGATATCCCGCTTGATCAGCCGTTCATAGGGCTTCTCGATACGTTCCTTGGCTTCACGGAAGCGCCTGGAACGGATGGAAGCAAGTTTGATCTTGCTTCCATCATAGTAATCCATCCAAACGCCATTCTCTTCGAGATTGGCGTCAACGATACGTTCGCTCAGTTCCATCTCAGAACCTTTCCGTCCTATCTCAGGACTTACGGTGTTGCAGGTAGGAAGTCCATGTTTACCATGATGTCAGTAGTAGGGTCTTTGACCGCAGTATAGGTTGCCGGAAGGAATACGTCTGCGTCAAGACCTGTCGCATCAGGATTTCCGCCATCGATGTAAACCTTCGGGAGATTTACAACAATAGCATTTCCATCTGTATCCTTCAGAGTAAAGGAAAGGCTCGTGGAAGTATGATCAACATACTTCTCATATAAAGCAGTATTTTCGAAATACAGCTGAAGGTCGCCAGTGATGACAATGCTACCAGCACCAACGCCGATGTTCGACTGACTGCCTACTGCTGACTGACCGCGAAGGTTGTTACTAATGCTCAACGAGAGAGAATTAACATCAACGTCTAGCGTTGTATCATTCTCGGCAATTCTCGCAACATTAACAGCCGCAGTCATAGGGGTATTGCTTGTTGCAGTCGCTGTAGTAGAGGCAACTGTTGTAGAACCAACAAAACCGCGTTTGCCCATGAAGCTGAATACTTGGCTGATGATGCTTTGGGAACGAGCATCCATCCTGTATCTTTCAGCCACCATGCCCGTAAAGTATTTGGTGGCAGAAACATCTGTGAATTCAACTTCTTCCAACAGAGAAACTTCAGTTGTACTATTTCTCAGTCTACGCCCATTTACTCGGCAGGAAACGCCAGTCTCTACGGCAAGCGTAGTCCCTTTTACTGTCATACCATGGGTACTGGCAGTAACAACTTCGACGATAGCGCCGTTGTTCACTGTAGAAATGCCAGAACCATGAATTCTGACGTTTTGACCGGGAAGGAAATTTGTAAAATCCGAACCATTCGAGATAAGCGCGCTGGCAGCAATATTTGTAGATGCCGCAGTAACAAGAGTTGACGCCATAGAATCATTGAAAACACTCTCGTAGAATGCTTCATGATCACCATAGGTCAATTCAGTATTTACATCACCGGAAGCACTCTTAGACAATTCCAGGTGATCGGCAGTCATTCGATCTGCACGGATTTCTCGACTGCGCTCGGTTCTCTTATTATGATGTAGAGATTCAGATGTAATACGACCTTCGGTCATTGCAGGACCGGAAGGTGTCTCACCCCAAGAACTTTCCTTGGAATACCTGAATTTTGCGCGGTTCGTTTCAGCTTCAGCCATTTTTCACATCCTCTTCAGCTGTTAGTTGACATCCCTTTGGTAATTGGTTGTACAACTAATTTGATACCATCCTTCGTTATTGCCAACATCCCTAGCTGAAGTTATTCTAGTGCTTATAGTCCCTGATGATCCATAGGATAACTGTTTTCTATCGAATATGGTAGCGATTTCATCTGCGATTTCTCTACCTTCTTTTGTTCCATTATATTGTGGAATGAAAATATCCACCATTATGGAGCCTGTATACCTCTTGAGGATTGTATAATTTCCAAGTGAAGCCTGTCTTGCATCACCCTCTATTATCGAAATTCTAATCCATGTTTCATTGGTCGGCATCTCAAATCTTGAATTCATGAACTCGATATTATTGGTAGATACAACAGTAATGTTGTTGTAAAGCTGCGTTTCGATAGCTGAGCGAGCATCATCAAAACCGCTCATACTCGGAAATCCCTTCTTGAAATATCGCCCATCATACTTAACACAGTCTCTATTTCAGCCATGGTAATCCGAACCATGCCATCAGGCGCCTGCCTTGACCAACCGAATTCTAACCGCTCTCCGTATGGAAGGCCATTAGAAACCCACGTCTGTTGATAAGGTCTTGTACTGATGCCACTAGGTTGGGATGGTGGTCCGTGTTGACCTTCCGGTACAACACTCATGTCAGGCGAACCATCTTGGATATTCCAGGATGCACGAAATCGGCCTGTATCAACCGGACTCATCGATGTAACATTAGACCAAATTTCAATGGCAACCCAGCGACGCAATTCGCCTATCTTTTCCTCTATCTGAGGAACAAGATCGCGCATGAAAGCGTCAAAGGCTGCTAGGTTTCTGATCATACCTTTCTAGCTCTAAAGGTCCAAAGAGCTTGGGCAGGATCAGAATCAACCTCTGCAATTTCCCAAGTATCGCCAGAATCAGTAACAATTTTATCTTTTAAAGAAGGTGAAACATCTGGAATATTAAGCGAAGGAACATGAATTTTCTTTTCATTTCTATCAACAGAGTCTGATTGTCTTACAGTAAATTTCTCCATCATGTTGAATCCTTCAAATATTACCATGACATCCGAAACACTAGTGAATGTTGTAGTTACAGTCCCTCCAACTGCATTATAAGAAGAAGTGACAAAGCAGTGATAAGTTGTAGTAACAGCAAGGTCTCCAACCGCATCTACAGCGGTTTTCGCGGCATTCTTTACTGCATCTTTAAGGCTCATTATGACCTCGCCAGCCGAATAGTTCCTTCGCCATAGATGTGAGCATAGTGAGAAACCATATTCTTCACCGATCTGGGAAGGATAGACTTTCGGTCTGATTTATCTATTTCAAGGCTGATAGGACCAACCTTAATAGACGAATAGCCGGAATCATCCGGTTCTGCAGTACGATCTTCATTGATTAGGTATCGAGCCAATTCGGCTGTGGCATTCTTCAGCCAAGTTGGAATTTCATTGTGGTCGAAATATTGATAATGGTTCTTTTCCTGAACACCAATCCTTGGCCAGCCAAGAGCTTGGTCAGTATTGGCTGCTTCACCGGCCCAATCAACACTTTCGTCTAGTAATCTTGTTGCCCAGACTAATGCCGTTTCTCTTGTGTGCGACGTTGTATTCTGCCAGGATGCAGAATTAAAGCGGCTGAGATGGTATTCATCCGCTTCTTCCACTGTGCAATATGAATTCGAGTTAGTCTTTCCTGTTCCATTTTCAACCACGAGGGATAATGGTGACATAGCCATGATTTACCCCACTTGATCGACTGGTAATGCAACATACCGTTTGAAATGTCGGCCTGCCGCGGTTCCGAATGGAACGCCAAAATAATAGATAATGCCAGAGGTTCCGCCGCTGGCATTAAGAGTGATAACGGAAGAACTGACGCC